TTCCCGTGAACGGATTCTGATTCCTTTACCACCATCGTCATCATCATCGTCATCTTTCAATGCACGAAGAAATAATTCTACACCAACCAAAACAGTCATTGGATAGAACACCCAAAGGATTGCTTTCCATGCTGGAAATGAATCTACTACTAGATCTGTCATGATTGTGTGTATTTACGAATAAGTATTTAGTTATGTAAAGTATTTGAAATGAGTATAAGCACTCACTAGACCCCAGAAAAGGATCATTGCTGCTCTACCGTTGGCTCTTTGCCAGATGATTGCGTTTGTCATTAGAAGATACCTGGGATAATTTGACCTGTGGTGATGTATGCACCCATTGCAGCAACGAATCCTATCATTGCCATCCAACCATTAAACTTTTCTGCTTCTGGTGTCATTAGAATATACCTGGTATTAATTGACCTGTTGTTAGGTAAGCACCTAGACCAGCTATTATGCCAATCATTGCCCAACGTCCGTTCTGTAGCTCTGCGTTTTCTTTCATGTTCTTAGATTTGTAATAGGGATAGAAGTTAAAGAGACCTTGCTTCGACTAAGCAATGCCTGGGATTACCCATCCGAAGACGGTGTAGTTAAAGACTGCTGCGACCAATCCAATCATCGCTAGGCGACCATTAGTTCTTTCAGCATTCTTCCAATAGCCCTCGTAGTTTTCAACGTACTGTAGAGGTGGTTCAGCAGCAAACATATTCTGCTTACCATATTCAGTAGTTGTATACTTCTTAGCGGTTGTTGAAGTCATTCCTGTTTTGTTAAGAAACGTTACATAATTATATAGTAAATGTTAAGGGGTGTCAACTAGGTACTTGTACGGTTGTACATACAAAAAAAGAGTTACCATTTCTGATAACCCTTATAAGATTTCCTTATTGTAGCTTTTGCACTTAAAACCATTCAGTTTTACGTCTATTGGCAAAGACGTTTTATTTATACAGTATCTTCCTTAGTAACAATTGGTGTACCTGGGTTTCCCTCTGCACTTAGAGTACCATCGTTAACAAATGTTACTGAATCACCTGTGTTAAAAGTTAATGGTTCGGTAACCACTTCATTGTTCCATGAGATAGCATCTGGAATATCTATATTACCTACAGTGATATTGTAATCAGGATCGAAATCAAGATCTATACAACCATCAGGTACTGTAACAACATCATCATGTGTATGTGTATACTCTCTAGCAATCTTCTTAAGTCCTTGATAGTATACAAAAACTAAGTTAAGATCACTATCAGAAAGTGTATCTTTATCGTGTGCTTCATCAAACACTGCTTTAGCAGCAGCAATAGCAGCATCTAATTTACTGTGTAGTGAACAGGTCATCTTCTATTATAAAATTATTTGTATTATATATGATAGGTTATAATTTGTCAATGGTTAATAGAGTTGAGTTATCATGAGATCCTACAGGTAACTTAGGGAAAGTATTAAAAGAAATACTTACTCTATCTTCCTCACCATCATTCCGAGGAACATAATGGTGTTGTGTACTAGGAAATAAAACTAGATGACCAGTCGATGCTGGAAAACTATAACTATCATTCATGAACTCATTAGTACCCAAAGAAGGATCTGATTCTGGACGTACTGGAAATGGGTCTTGTCTCTGCGTATCAAATACTATTGGTGGAGCATCATCACCAGAAGTAACATAATACACACCACTCACTACACTATTAAGATGGTAATGTTTAGGATGACTATGATGTTTAGGTGTGCAATTACCCCATGACTGTGTGATAATCATTTCATGATTACTAACATGCATAACGTCATGCATATATTGTTCTATACAATACTTACAAAACCCCCTTAACTCTTCAAACTCTGGTTCATCTAACACATACTGGTTAACAGTAGTGTCATTGTTTAACGACTTCCTAAAAGACATAGTTCCCATTGCCTTCTTAACCGCTTCAACATCACCAGGAAACTCTGCCACATACAAAGGTGGTGCAGAGAACATCATAAAATAATCAGCTTTAACTTCTTGTGGTTGATTCATGTTCATTTAAATAATGTTCTGCAATTTCGTGAAGTTGATCTATCAATATATCCATGTATCTCTCCTCAACACTATCAGGAAAGTCGGTCATGTCATATTCAAATGGTTCGTTTAGATTATAGCAGGTATCAGACTCCATCGTCAACCCCCAAAATAATCCTTTCGCATATACCTTCCAAGTATATTTGAATTATAAAATGCTGGAGCTCCATCAACAGTAGACTCAGTAAGTACATTATTTAGAAACAATTGTCTAGTCTCTTCGTAGTTAACTTTACCTAATGTCTTATGTAAACTTATTATTTCTCTCTTGAATAAGTCGTTCCCAAGTAACTTTCTATCTCCTTTAAGTTCTTCAGAGCTTCCGTAGTATTTTTTCCAGTCACTCTCAGACGTAACCCTTCTCTTACCACCTCTAGGTTTACGACGTTGTGTAAAGTACTTGCGTCCGATGTATTGTTTACCGTTCTGGATATTAGTAATCCTGTAGACAAAACCGAAGAAATCGCCAATGTCGTCAGAAGTGAAAGGTTTACCCTCATATAGCCAGGGGTTTTCATAAACTCCCTCTTCAACCATGTCATAATTTTTATATCAGTCATCCTATTTAGTAGTTATATTCATCTAGTATTTCTAGTGCAGCATTCAATGCTTGCTGTGCTGCATCACGTTCTTTTTTATCCCATGCAGGATACCAAGACTCATTATGAATCCCACTCTTAATTTTTAAGAGACGGGATTTCATATCTATTTTTTTAAGTCTACCATTCACTGCAACCCCTGCTGCAACTTTTGCCAATCAGAATCAAACTTTTCCATACCTGCATCAGTTAAGATATGGTCATACATTTTATTAAATATATCCCAAGGCAGAGTACAGATATCAGCCCCCACTCGAAAACACTTTGCGACTTGAATTGGTTCTCTAATTGAAGCAGCGAGTACTTGAGTCTTAGAACCATGCGTTGTGAATACATCTGAAATTTCCTCCACTAATGATATACCATCCCAATATTGATCGTTCAAACGACCTATGAATGGTGAAACGTATGTTGCACCTGCTTTAGCAGCAAGGATTGCTTGAGCAGCAGAGAATATAAGTGTTACGTTAACTGCCACCTCATCCTCAGATAGATCCTTACATGCTTTAAGACCTGTACGTGTGCAAGGTACTTTAATAGTAATGTTAGGTGCTATTTCCAAGTAAGTATCAGCCATGGCTAACATGTCTTCTACTGTTTCTCCCACTACCTCTGCTGATATTGATGCGTCCCAAGGAAAGATAGAAGTTATCTCCTTAAGAACCTTCAATGGATCTTGTCCATTCTTCAACATGAGACTGGGGTTAGTTGTTACTCCATCAATTAACCCACTCGCAAACGATTGTTTTATTAGGTCAACATCAGAGCAGTCTAAAAAAATCTTCATCACATATTACAATTTCATATATTTATTATCACATAAAAAAAGACACCTGTCAATAAGGTGTCTTTATATACATATCGTGACGTTACTTAAGCAATTGCTTTAGTAAACTTGTGTCCTCTATATGAGAGAACAACTTCCTTCTTGTTAGAAGGACGATCTTTGTTGGTGTCGTACTTGACACCACGGTATGTGACTTGTGCCATTTGGTTTCTCCTGTAGGATTAGGTGTTTTTAATACCGTTCCTTCAGTCGGCTTTTGCGTCCCATGTACACTCTAGTCCTACTGCTTCCGTAAGATGTACTTGGTACATCTCCACTATCTCTTGTCTGGTTTCAACACTGAGATTTCTCTCAGTCTGAGCACGATCTACCAATCTTGATACATCGGCACAAGTTAATGCAGCAGCTAATAAAAATTCCATAGGATGAACGTGCCCGTTCCGAGTCGGCTTACTTGCGTCCCTTATGGGATGAACGAAAAGGTATCTAGGATACCTTACTGACTATTTATGTCAGAGAACCATTACAAAGTGGTCCATATTGATACAATAGCATTAATAACTTGGTTCGTCAAGCTCTCTACCCTCTTTTTGTGACCAAAGTTTACGTTCCATCTCCCACATTGCTTCTGCTGTCTGTGCTGGCAACTCATGCTGACCTGCTTTATCTAACAGTTCATCATACAGTTCAGCACTATCGGTAATCGCTTTCTTTAGATCTTCTAAGTCCCACTCTATATCACAATTGGAATCCACTGAACGTATTTTCTGTGACATCTTGTTTGATTCCTCCAACGACATAACTTTCAATCTCCGTTTCTTGTGGTGCGTTTTGTTGACCCTTAGAGTTGAGCCAATGCTCAGTCCAAGGTAGTGGATTATTTCTAAGGGGTTGATCGTATATAGGTTTCAAACCTATTGCTTTCATCCTCCTATTAGCAATCCACTCAACATAATTGTGTAGTAATCTTTCATTCAATCCTATCATACTACCATCTTTAAAAAGATAATTAGCCCATGCCTTCTCTTCATCTACAGTCTTCTTAAACATTTCTGTTACAGTTTCCTTTTCTTCTACTGCTATCTCTTGCATCTCTGGGTCATCCTTACCTTCAGACCAGTTCTTTAATATCTGTTGAGTAAGTACAAGATGTTGTGACTCATCTCTAGCAATAAGAGATAGTATCTTTGCTGACCCTTCCATGAGTTTACTTTCACCAAAGGCAAACGAACAAGCAAAACTTACATAGAATCTAATACCCTCTAGTATATTAACATTAGCAACTGCTTTATACAAATATCTTTTAAGGTCTCGTCTTGTCCATTCTGAATTAGGATGATCTCTCATACCATCTGTCCAAGCAGTACTCTGATCATACTCATGTGCATAATTTATAAAGTCATCATAAGATTTTGTGACAGACTCTGCTCTTGATAATATATTATCATCCTCAAGGATGGTATCAAATACATCTGCAGGGTTAGAGTATACATTCTTAATAATATATGTGTAAGATCTGGAGTGTATCATCTCCATAAACTGCCACACAGTCATACATGCTTCTAACTCAGGTAAAGAACAGTAAGGTATGAATGCCATACCAGGTGCTCTACCTTGTACACTATCCAACATGATCTGATACTTCAAGTTAGAAGTAAAGATAT